AATCAACAAAGTTTTTTACAGATTTTGAACATATTTATATAGTAAAATAAATCTATATATAAATTTTAAAAATGGCATCTACAAACAAAGTATTCGTTTCGCCTGGAGTTTATACTTCAGAAAGAGATTTAACTTTTGTTGCCCAAAGTGTGGGGGTAACTACATTGGGGATTGTTGGTGAAACCTTACAGGGTCCAGCCTTCGAACCTATTTTCATAACTAATTTCGACGAATATCAAGTATATTTCGGTGGAACAAGTCCTGAAAAATTCACAAACACACAAATACCTAAATACGAAACATCTTATATTGCAAAAGCGTATTTGCAACAATCAAATCAATTATTTGTTACAAGAGTTTTAGGTTTGTCAGGTTATGACGCTGGACCGTCTTGGTCAATTACAACTATTGGTAATGTTGATCCAGGAACTATTGGTTTATCTGCAAATACATCAGGTGTACAAATCGTTAACTTTACTGGAACTACAGGCGGAAGTTCTAACGTTGTTATTACAGGTACATTACCATCTCTTATTTCATCAGATTTTTACAATCCATACACTACATTCAACGGGGGTACATCTTCTTTGAATGCTAATTTCCAATCGTTTATTGCAAACGAAATCGTTTACCAATCAACCGCATCTTTAAATGCTCAATCAGGTACAACCGCATTATTTTGGGGTACAGTAAGTGATGCGACTTTTAACTCTGTTACAGGTGCAACAATTGGTGCAGGATTAAGTGCGTATTCAGAAACTTTTGGTGTAAGTAATGTATTATTATCTCAAGCAAATTTATCAGCAACAACAAACGATCCTTGGTACTACGCATTATTTGACTATTCACAAGTTGCAAGTGTTGGTTCTTACGATGGTTATGGTTTTGGTACTACTTTAGGAGCAATCAATTCTATCGGTGTTGGTTCTTATTCAGGTTATTGTATTATTTCAGGTACAACATATTCAGGTACACCGTATTCAGGTTGGGATGATTTAGTTATTGCAACTTTAAGAAGTAGAGGTATCACTAACTATTCTTCAACACAACACGGGCCATTGTATCAAGTTACAGGTATAACCGATGTTCAAATGGTTTGTACTGGTTCATATTCGGCGGTAACTAAAGACCCATATGCAACATTTGTTGTAAGTGGTATTACAAAAGATGCTGATACGTTCACTTTTGAAACATCATTGTTAAGTACGGATACTGAATATCTTTCTAAAGTATTTGGAAGAAGTAACTTTGGTAAAGATAGAACTGAAGTTCCTTTATTTGTTGAAGAAGTTTATTCAAGTTTATTATTGAACGGATACAGACAAGGTAAGGTACGAGGTTTGAATTGTGATTTAATCGAATTGGATAGTGCGGTTTCACAAGCATCAGGTTCAATAGGTTTTTATTTAGAACAATATCAAACACCAGAAACCCCTTATTTGGTTTCTGAACTTCGTGGTAATAAAGTTTATAAGTTATTTAAGTTCAAACTTATTTCTGATGGAAATGCTGCAAACAGACTTGTTAAGATTTCAATTGGAAACGTTTCTTTTAACAATGGAACATTTGATGTATTTGTCAGAGACTTCTATGACAACGATCAAAACGTAAGAGTTATCGAAAGTTTCACGAATTGTTCATTAAATCCATCTTTGAATAATTATGTAGCAAACAAAATAGGTACAGCTAATGGTGAATACAACTTAAATTCTAAATACATAATGTTAGAAATGAGTGATGAAGCACCTGAAGATGCACTTCCTTGTGGATTTGAAGGTTACATTATGAGAAACTATAATCAAGCACAACCACCATTTATAGTTTACAAAACAAGATACTTACAACCTGGTGACGTTATTTACAACCCACCATTTGGTTCTACAAGTGGAGCTGATAATCCTGTTATTTCAAACGGTGAAAACCCAAGAAAGGCATACTTAGGTATATCTAATATTACTGGTGTTGACTATGATTATTTTGAATACAAAGGTAAACAATTACCTGCTAATTTAGAAACTGATACTACAGGTCCAAGTTGGACTTATCAAATCAAAGGGTTCCACATGGATAGTGGGGCAACTGTGGTAACTATGTTTGATACATTAACATCAGCAACTACACAAGCGTTTGAAGTAGGTGCTGGAAGTTTTAATTCAGAACCAACTGATCCTGATAACCCTTATTACAGATTGAACACACGTAAATTTACTTTGTATCCTTATGGTGGTTTCGATGGATGGGATATCTATAGAGAATATAGAACAAACAGTGACACATATGCTCTTGGACAAACAGGTTATAAATATGGTGCGGCACCATCATCACAATTCCCTACAGCAACAGGATGGGGAGCGTTCAAACAAATTTCAGGTCCAAGAAGTGTGGGCAAATACTGACTATTACGCATACAAATGGGGACAAACAACTTTTGCTAACCCTGAAGCGGTAAACATTAACGTATTTACAACACCTGGTATTGATTATGTTAACAACTCAAATCTTGTTGAAGATGCGATTGATATGGTTGAAACAGATAGAGCGGATTCAATTTACATATGTACTACACCTGATTTCAACTTGTTCTTACCAACATTTAGTGATGTAACAGAAGGTTTAATTTATCCACAAGAAGCGGTAGACAACCTTGAAGAAACAGGAATTGATTCAAACTATACAGCAACCTATTATCCTTGGGTATTGACAAGGGATTCAGTTAATAACACACAGATTTATTTACCAGCAACTGCTGAAGTAACTAAAAACTTGGCGTTGACTGATAACATTGCATTCCCTTGGTTCGCATCTGCAGGTTACACAAGAGGTTTAGTAAATTCAATTAAAGCTCGTAAGAAGTTAACACAAGAAGATAGAGATACTTTATATAAAGGAAGAATCAATCCAATTGCTACTTTTTCTGATGTGGGTACAGTAATTTGGGGTAACAAAACTTTACAAATTAGAGAGTCTGCTCTTGACAGAATTAATGTTAGAAGATTGTTGTTACAAGCAAGAAAACTAATTTCAGCAGTAGCAGTAAGATTACTATTCGAACAAAACGATGATAAAGTAAGACAAGACTTCTTGGATTCTGTAAACCCAATTTTGGATTCAATTAGAAGAGATAGAGGTTTAATTGACTTTAGAGTAACTGTTTCTAACACACCTGAAGATTTAGATTCAAATACATTGACAGGTAAAATCTTCTTAAAACCAACAAGAGCGTTAGAATACATTGACATCGAGTTTGTGATTACACCAACAGGAGCATCATTTGATGACGTTTAATAAAAAAGGGGGTAGAAATACCCCCATAATTTATTTTTTATTTAATAGATATGAAAATTGAAAAAAAAATCATTAAGGAAAGTTTAAATGATAAAACAATTCACGTAAAAACATTTTCTAAAAATAAACAAAACATAGTTATTTCAGAAAAACAACTTGAAAAGTTATTGGAAAATCTTCAAAAGTGATGGATATTAGAAAACATATTTTGGAATACCACAAGAAAAAAATTACAGAGGGATTCACGTCTGAAGGTGAACCTGATACAAAATATTATGCTTTTGATTGGGACGACAACATTATGTTTATGCCAACGAAAATAATGGTTCTTTCCGACAACGATGAAGAAATAGGAATGTCTACCGAAGATTTCGCAGAACACCGACATCAAATAGGTAGTGAACCTTTTGAATATAAGGGGGCAACTATTGTGAATTATGCACCTAATCCATTTAGATATTTTGGTGTAGAAGGTGACAAAAGATTTATTATTGATTGTATGACAGCACCTGTCGGTCCTTCGTGGAATGATTTTGTGGAATGCATCAATGGAGGTTCAATATTTGCAATTATAACAGCAAGAGGACATACACCTTCAGTGTTAAAAGAAGCAGTTAAAAATCTAATTGTGTCCAACAAAAATGGAGTCAACTACAAAGAAGTGATAGAAAACCTTAAAAAGTATGAACAAATAATAAATCAGTCTGAATCAGTAAATGAGCAAGTTGACATAAATTTCAACGGAAAAGAATTGTTAGAAAGTTATTTAGATAGGTGTATGTTTGCTCCTGTTTCTTATGGTGAAGGAAGTGCATCTAATCCTGAAGAAGGAAAAATCAAAGCAATGAGAAAATTTATTACATATTGTAAAGAATTGGCAAATATGATTAAAAAACCAGGAAAGTTCAAAAATGATGTTGTTAACGATGAAATTATCCCATTTATAGGTTTTTCAGACGACGATCCAAGAAATATAGAAAAAATGTCACAATTTTTAGAAAAGGAATATTCAGATAAACCAGTAAGAACATATTTAACTAAAGGAGGTACTAA